CCGCACGGTGAGCCAAAAACCACACGCGCCCGCCGCGCTCGACGGCTCGGCGGATGATGTCGGCGGCGATGGTCGTCTTGCCCGCGCCGGTAGGGGCCACGATCAGTACGCGGTGATGAACGCGGAGGGCGTCACGGGCCTCGAGGATGGCCTGGGATTGGTAGGGGCGGAGCTGCTGGATCACTCAAACCCCTCCCCGTAATACCACGCCTCAAACGCCAGCCCCGAATCCGCCCAGCAGCACAGGATCCCTTGGTGCTTGCGCTTCGCCATGTATTCCCGCTGCTTTGGGTCCGGCTTCTTCCCCGGTGCCTTGGCCTCGACTTCCAAATACTGCACCACGCGGCCGCCGGTAGGCCGCATCGCCGACCAGTCGCACATCCCCGGCTCGCCAAGTCGGATCGGATGACCGGCCTGCGTGCGGAAGATCCCGCTGTGCTGGCGGCGTACGATCCAGTTATTCCGCACCAAGAACCGTAGGATGTCGGCTTCGACGTCGTTTTCGGTGGGTTTGCTCATTTCGGTGTCCCGTAGGCGGTGATGGTGATTGCGGCGTAATCCAACCTGGAAGCGTAGACCCTCCAGTGGTAACGATCCACGTCGCTGCAAATCGTAGCCAGCTTCGACCGGATCAGGTTTGAAATCGCTTGGCTAGGAAAGTTGATTTCATCAACGACCACGTCAACGAGGTCGCTTTCGTAGATCAGAAACTGATGCTTCACCAGTTCAGTAGGGTTATCGGGGAGAGAGGTGCCCGAAAAAGGGATTGGGAACGGCACGTTATGGTAGAACCCCGCGCCGGCTGAGATGGTATACAGCGGGGATGGGATTTCGGCGGCGGCCTCAGATTGAGACAGCGGCACAACGTCTGGGTCGGAAGCATGGGACGGGGAGGGGTTTTTGGATGGGACGTTGAACACCCACACTCTACTGCCCTGGGTTAGGGGATTGTTTTCAGACATTGTTTTTCTCCGCTTCGTTGCTCTTGCGCGAGATCTCTTCCTTATACTTTTCAGCAGTTTCGTCATCCCTGCGATAGATCTCTTCCATATACTTTTCAGCAGCCTCTCGCTGTTTCTCCTCGTTTTCGATCTCGGCAAAGAGGGCAGCGGCCATAGCCCTATCTGCCATATCCCTCTGCCACGCATCAGGACCGAATACAGACGTTGACTGCGCCAAGGCACTCGTCTGCAACGCCCGTGCGATCAGCAGTAAAATCTTCTTCGTATCGTTATCCATTATTCTTCTCCTCTTTCTTGATCAGTTTTCGGTATCCATATCAGGTCTACTTTTACGGAGTAGTATCCGTTGGACTCTCCGTACCAGGAGATGACGACTGGGCCTTTAGCGGTTTGGAGGCGATAGAAGGTCCATTGCCCTATCCCGTAATCTATTTCTTCTGCCCTACATGCATTTATTTCGCAGTATGCATTGAGGATGGGTGTTCCGACGAGATCGTTGATGTCGCCGTCTATTTGTTTGATTTGTACGGCTTCGCAGCAAGTTTGTTGATGGCGCATGGACAGTGTGCCGTCTTCTGTTGTGAAGATAATGCAGTCGTCTATCTCGTCACCACGCCGGAGGGGTTTTGTTGCGAGGTTGGTGTTGTTCCCTATGACATTCACCTGGGTGCAGGTGCGCCCGATTAGGTGGCTGATCTCTACATAGGTGTTCATTCTTGGTCCTCTATTCATGTTCATCCTCCTCTCTTCGCCGTCCTCCTACTCAACCACTCCGCCCATTCCCGCTCCCGCGCCTCCCGCTCATCCGCATCCGCCGCCCGGATCCGCGTCACCGGCCGCGTCGGCTGGATCGGCTCGGGCTTGGCGAACACCTCCGGCCCGACGACCGGCTCGACCACCCCACGCCCCGGCAAGGCCGTCTCCCAGCGGCGCGGCACCTGCTTCTCGGTCGCCTTCGCCGCCGTCGACATCTTCGCCCGGCTGCTCGCCTTGACCTTAGCCTCCTGCCGCTGGTCGTAGCAAACGCGGCAGAACTTCCCGTGCGGCGTGGCCTTCGGCTGCCCGCACCCCGGCGTCTCGCACGTTGTAGACCTCGGCTGCACTCCCGCCTTCCGCCGTCGCTCGGCCTCGTAGTTCCTCAAGCACTGGCGGCACATCACCCCGTAAGGCAGGCGCGGCTCGTCGCAGAGGCGGCACTTGCTGGTATCAACCACCTTCACCGGCGCGTCCGGGTCCATTCCCCGGCTGCGCCTCACCTGCTTCCTGGCGTAGACCCGGTAATGCTCCTCGCACCGGGCGATGAACACGCCGGGCTTGCGCGGAGCCCCGCACTCCCGGCAGACCGTCGAAGGCTGGCGTGGCTGGCGCGGGCGGCCTTTCCGGCGGCGCTGGTTGTAGTGCTGGCGGCACAGCGGCGCGTTCGAATACGACACCGCTGGCTGGTCGCAGTGGCGGCAGGTCCGGGTCACGGCTTCCCCTCCCGCAACTCATCCATCACCTTCGTCGCCCCATCCAAATCCCCCGCCGCCGCCAAGGCCTCGGCGTAGCCGGCAAAGTACGCGGCGCGGGCCACTAGCAGCTTGTCAGGCGTGATAAATCTAGCGATAATCAACCACTTCTCATTTACTGTCATGTCTTTCTCCTTGCCGTCACAAAAATACTGTCCCAGAGAACGACTGCGTGTAATTCCCACCCATGCTCGGCCCAGTCGGTGACGTGAGCCCGAAAAGCCGCGTAGACCATGTCGTGAAGCGAGTCCGGGTCGTTGATGGCGTCGCAGATCAATTCGAGCGCCTTCCAGGCGTCAATCGGAACGGTAATCGTGTGCTCACTCATACGCCACCCCTCCCCGGCGGTTCCATGCGGCGATGGCGTCTGGCATAACGTACTTCCTGGCCGTGATCAGGGCGCACTCATCGCACTGGACTCGGTACCACGTCATGCCCTTATGCTGCTCCCGCATGACCAGCGCCCTCGCCCCGCACATCGGACACGGCAGCAGCCCGTTGGCGTCGGGGATAAGGGCGCGGAAGTGGGCGGCGCATTCGGCGGCGATCTCGGCATCGCGTTTGCTCATGTTGTAGCTGTACGGGTGCTCTGCCATGTCTTCCATGCGGCGTGCTTTCTCGGCGGCCGTCATGCCTTCACCGCCTTCCACGCAGCGAGAGCCTCGTCCCGCGATGCGCACGCTGGCGAATCCGTGCAGACGCAATACGCCCAGTATTTTGCGGGCCATGCCCCTGCCAGGCTATGCACACTGCCAACGTCTACTTGCCTTTCGCAATCCAGGCAAAACACGCCCAGCCCCTGCATTTCGATGTATCCGGCGCTGGCCGTCATGCCTTCACCGCCTTCCGCCATTCCTCCGGCGGCGCGATCTTCAGGTACGCCGCAGGCCACGCCCAGTCGGCCACGTTGCGGTAGACGAGGTCGATGATCTCGGCCTTGACCGTGGGCGAGGCGAGGGCGGCTTCGATGTGGAGTTGGGGGAGGGTCATCCCGCCACCTCCCCCCGCCGCGCCGCAGGCATACCCGCACTGGCCTCCATTTTCCTCACCTTCTCCACCGCATCCACCCACAACCCTGCCTCCACCTCCGCCGCCCGAATGCGCTCATGCACGTCATGCGGCGTCGATGCACCGCGCACCGACGCCAACGCCGCCAGTGTGGCCGTGCGCCGCGTTTGTACTAATGCCCGCTGCTGCTCCAAGGTCAGCGGCGGTTTCGTTTTCCTCATCTCTTCCTCCAGTAAAAATTCCTCTGCGAACCAGTCATGCAGGCCTAGGCGCGCGCCGGGGTCCGCGAATTGTTCCGCGCAGCGCAGTTGCTGAGCGCGAGCGTGTCTCAAAAGGTGTTCTTGATCCATATGCCGACGATAGCCCCCACGATGACCACCCAACACCAGCACCCGAACGCAACGGCCCGAATCACCAAGGCATTCTCAGCCATCATTACGTGCCGCCCCAAAAGCAGGAGAACAGCCCCTTCACAAGCGAAGTGCAATACCATCAGCGCCGTCTTCATGCGTCCTCCCCGCGCCGGATGACATACGCCGTCGGCAGTTCACAGGCGCGTCGCCAAAACGCCAAATAGCACCCAATGCCTTTGTGGTGGCGGTTGTCGAAAACCGATTCGAATAAGATCCAATCATCAACGCGGCGCGTCACTGTCCGAGTCCACCCCTGCCTAAGTACAATCACATCCCCCGGCTGGGGGTCCACCAGCGGATTCCTATTGCTCTGCATGGATCACCTCCTCGGCCCAATCAATCCAGGCCCGCAGCGTACAGGTCGCCAGCCGGCCAGTCATCGGGCAACGATATGTCACCGTGTCATGCCCCCGGTCCACCACCGTCCGCTCTGCCTTCCCGTTGCGCGCAACGTCTCCCGGTCGCGGGTTCCACCGGGCTTGATCGGGCGGCCTCATTGGGCCTCCGGGGCGGGCGGGAGCGGGAGGGCGTGGGTGGGGATGCCAAAAAACGGCTCGCGCATTGTGCCACTCTTGTTCCATTGCTCGCATTCGAATCGGCACTTCATCCACTGCTCCATTCCCGGATCCCACACCAGCCACCAGTTCCCGTCCTTGTGCTTTTCGCCAATCACCTCCGGCGTCGTCCGTGCCCGCAACTCCCGTAGCTCCGCGATGAGGGCGGGGAGGGCGTTGTAAGACACGACAAGGCGTTTGGCATCAGCCTCGCCAATGTAACCCGTGAGGTCGAAACCACCTCGTTCTGGGCCATCGTAAAAACCGCGCCCAGCTAACACGCCCCAGTACGTTGCGTCTTCAACCATATTGGCCCCGCCGTTAGGCAGCAGTCGCGCCTCCCCCGGCGTAGCCTTTGCCAGCGCCGCTTCCAGCGCGTCTAAATCAACTTTTTCCATAACTGTTCTCCTCATCTTCCAAATACTCCTCTCTCATTCGTCTCTGTTCCCGCTGCTCCCGCGCCAGATCGTCGCGGTCGTCGGCGGCTTGGCGGTCGCTCACGGCCTTCCCTCCTGCTCGTCCCCCCACGCGACGGCAGCGGCCTGGGCGGCTTGGAGGGAGTCGGCGTCACTTCCATAACAGAAATTGCCAGCCTCCACCGACCAATTCCACCAACCCCGGTTCTTGTCAATTTCCAAAAGCCAGCCGCGATATAGCGCCATGTGTCGGGTAGCTGAACCGGCAACTTTCACCCACTGCACTTTGCCCCGCTCCCGCCACATCGCCGCGCATTCGAAGAGGAGGGCGGCGTCGGAACCAATGCACACGTTCGCCATCTCCTCCAGCCGCTGCGCCTTCTGGGCGTTAGTCAGCGACATGGAGCACCTCCGCGTCCGAACAGTCGTTAATCCAGCCAGATAGCTTGATGCAGATTTGGCGGCCACTGCTGAGCGCCGCCCACACCCAGCCATCGCGGGCCACGTGGCACTCTGCCTCTACGCCGTTCCGTAGGCGCACCACGTCCCCCGGCTTCGGGTCCTTCTTCGGGTCGCGCTCAGGCATCCACCCCTCCCTTCGCCCCGGCGCGGAGGGCGGCAGCACGCATCATCAAGTCGCCAGCCTCAACCACGCCGATGCGCATAGTCAGCCGGTCTGGGAACTCCCGGTACACGACGCTGGCGTAGTACGCCTTCCCTCCGTCCGTTCCGTTCTCCTTGGCGATCCCCTCCAACGCCTCCGCCGCCGCCTCGGCCCGCTGCTTGGCGAGCCATGCGAGGGCGGAAGAGTCCGACAATACGGAATTGGCAAGCTTGAAGTCAGCCACCGAAGGCCAGCCATGCGGCATCCAGTGATGCGCTCCATCAGCCTCGTCGATTCCGGGCGCAAATGGCAGCATACTGACTCGGTATGCTCTGGCGAATACATCCAGCGCCTCCACCGCCCGCGCCTCCCCGGCCTGGGCGGCGAGGAGGTCCGACTGAAGTTGCTGGATGTATTCCTTCTCGGACTCGCGCAAGTACCATTCGAAACACTCAGCGCACCAGATGGTGTTTTGGTATCCCCCAATACGCTCGTCGCAGTGGGCGCACTCTTCGCGCTTCCACTTGGCTTCGAGTTCCTTGATGCGCTGCTCGCGAAGGCCAATCTCGGCATACAGCTTAGTACGAGTCGCTGAAGCGTCGTTGACGCAGTTAAGCCATGCCTTTGCGTTCTCTCCCGACGCATTTAGCGCGGCTTCCGCCTCCGCCCGCGCCGCATCCCGTTCGGCCTCGACGGCGGCGAGACGGTATTGCGCCCACGCCTCATGCTTCTGCAGCCGCTCAACCTTAGCGCTCAAGCCGTGGTATTGTGCTCTCCAGTCATCAATGGTCACCGCACCACCCCCCACTCCGCCCGCAACTCCGCCGTCCGGCGCTCGCGCAGCAGCGCCGCCTCGTGGTTCGCTTTGGCGCGGGTGGCGATGACCAGCCATACCGTTGCCCGCCCGTACTGATGCAGCGCCAGGCCGAGGGCGCAGACGGCGAGGACGATCACTGCTCCTATGATTTGCATTAGGCTGTTTCCTCCAAACCAGCAACGCACTTGTCAATCCATTCCCGGCAAGGATTGTAATCTCCTTCCCAGTCGTGCTGCTTGAACCAATCCAGAGCGTCTTGCTTTGAATCAAACCAACGAACGCTCGCCGTTATCGCGTCGATCAGTTCTTGCAGTTGCCCCCACGACTCACATCCTTGCAAGGCATCGCAGCCAGAGCAGGACCCCCAACCGATTTCTAGATAGCCAAATCGGCCATCATTTAGCAGCAGCACTCGAGTGTCCCCTTGGTAGGATTCGTCGTCGTGCCGCTCGATCACCGTTCCGCAGTGCTCAATGATTGGCGTGTAGTCAGATGGACCATAGCAACCATCATCAAAGGTACCCGGATATAATTGCTTCGCTAATTCCATGTTTCCTCCTCGAATACGGGGCGGCTTCCCGCCCCGGCTGGGTGCCTAAAATGGCACGTCCTGATCGCCAATCGCCGCAAACGGCGAAGGCCCTGCCTCGACTTCCCGCGCCGCCGAACCACCGCCACGCGGGAACGGGCCGTTCAACCGCAGTCCGTACTTCTCCTGCTCCTCAGCCACCACCGACGCTTGCGCGTCAGCCAGCCGCGCATTCAACTTCCGCAGCCAGTCGCCACCAGTCAGGTCGGCCTCGGTTGCGCCTAGGGCTTCGAGCCGCTTGCGGGTGTTGCCCAGTGATTTCGGCGTCAGGAACAGAGTCGTGCTGGCCTGCGAATCGTCGGCGAACCGCACAACCACCTCGAGCGCCTGCGTGCCGTTCTGGCCTAACTCCACCCTCCGAAGGCCGACGATGCGAACGTCGTACCACGTTTTGTCTTGCAAGTTCTGGGCAATCATTCAGCCCCCTTGATTTCAGCCAACCTGTCGGCGAGTGCGGTAGCGGCGCCCATGCGGCTTTCGGTTTCCTCAACCACCGACTGAATCAGCGAATCGCTGGTATCCACCGCCGCGCCGCCCGCGACCTCGGACGCGTGGAACGCATGGAACCGAGACAGCATCCGGGCAAACAGCATCTCGTGCCCAAACTGGTCGTAGGTACCCGGTTTGTTGTCCTTGCCCCGCGACCGCGCCACCAACCCGCTCCGCGTAGCGTCCTCCAGCGTGTACCGAATCCGCAGAGGTTTGCCGGCCTCGTCGGTCATGGCTTCTCCCATGAAGTAAAAGGCGTACTCGGCTACCTTCTCGGCGTGCTCGACCACCTTCCAGTTGTACCCGCCGCGCCGCAGCAGGACCGCCCGGCCTTTGTAGTGGAGTGCCGGAATCAGCATCCCGCCCTGCGGAATGAGGTGGATGAACTGAAGCGACTGGGCCTCGTTGAATCCGTAGTCGCGTCCGTACATATACTTCAACTCGATCTGCGCGGCGGGGATGCCCAGCGCCTGCGAACGCCGCCCGGCCTCGAAGGCGTCGATGCGGAGTTGGTCGGCGCGGCTCTTGAGGGTCGCGTCGGTGATGTCGTCCAGCAGCGACCGCTTTGGCTGCTCCGGGGCGGCAGCGGGTTGCGCCGCCTGAATTTGCTCTGTAAGTGTGCTCATATGTCTCCTCTCCCCGTCACGCCGGGAACACGCGGAATGGCCGGGACACCGACGGCTTAACCACTGCCGCGTAGATGTCCGGGTAAAACTTCTTCAACGCAACGGTATCGACCCGCTGCGAAACCTGCGGCGCGAACGAGATCCGGTACCCCGGCGCCACCCCGCCCGGCGCGTCCCCGATCATGGCGGCGGCGTCGGCCTTCAATGCCTCCATGGCCTCCTCGGCCTCGTCGCGGACGTCGCGCAGGGCGAGATACTCGGCGGCGATGCTGCCCAGCCCCGCGATCGTCTCGGCGTCCTCGTCCACGTCAACGCGCTCCAATAAGGCGGCGCCTTGACAGCTATGCCGGTACTCGCACTTGCCGCACCGCTTATCTGATACCGGCAGACGGTCCGGTTCCCCGCAGCCGCCGACCATCGACCAAAATTGAACGGCCATCTCGCGGACGAGTTCGTAGGCCGAGGGATCGAACGCGACCTCGAACGTCTCGAAGCGCCAGTTCGACGGCTCCAGCACCGCGAACGCACCCCACCGATACCCAGCCAGCCCCATATACCACTGGATCTGAAGCTGGTACGACAGCGGTAGCCCTTCGCGCATAAACACGCGGAACGCCCGTTCGTTGGCCGTCTTGCATTCGAGGACGCCCGGCCCACGTGGATCGCCAACGATCATGCGGTCCATCGCCCCGGCCTGCCAGTCTTGCTCGCCGAACCGCGACCCGGTACGCCTGACCTTGCGGCCCGTGCGCTCCTGATACTCCTCGACAATCAGCGGCTCCAGTTTGGTGCCGCGGATGAGGTGTCCGCGGAACTCGATTTCGTAGTCCGGTTCGACGCCGCGCTTCTGATACCACAACTTGCGGGCGCAGCCGTAGGGCGGGGCGTTGACGATGTGGCCCAGGTCGGAGCCGCCGATGAATCTAGTCCTGTCCATATTCCTCCTCGTTTCAGTTGCCCCCAGCTGCTCAACCGGGGGCTCAGTAGTCGGGTCGTCTACCACTTCGTGTTTTTCTTTGTGGGGATCCTCCTCATTGATTTACCGTCCATCGGACGGCTGGCAGTGACGCCAGGGGACCGGCCAGCGGAATCCACAATCCACCTCGTCCGGGTATACCCCTTTGAGATCTGGCCGGCCACCTCGCGCCACTGGCGCTCCTGTTCTGCCTTGGCCGCGCCGAGTCGCATATAGTGCTCGACCATGGCGCGTGCTGTATCGTTGCTATTCATGTTGTCCTCCAGACAAAAATCGGCCGCCCACCTGTAAAGACAGGCGGCCATGCTCAACCCAAGGAGTGCGCCCTTGCGGGCCTCGTAGGCCTGTCGGCCTCACCGAACGCCGCGAGCGGCGCTCAGTGCGAGAGACAGGTGTAAATGTAAACCGCCAGTGCCCAATTGAGCACTATCGACAAACCAAGCCCCACGATCAGCGCGTCTTTGCTGCGCCGCTCGCGTTCGATGCGCTTGCGGAACACCTCATACGAGATCATGACTGGTAAGCCTCCAGCCATGCCTCGGCGAGCAGATACAGCGCTGCCGTGGCGCGGACAGCGGGGTGACCGAAATCGGTCAGTAGCATCGCGGCCGTCATGAGGGTGACGACGATGTGAAGGATGGTTAGGGCGGTGGAGGGTGTCACGCCCGCGCCTCGTCAAGCGCCGGAACCGACGAGCCCAGGCCTTTCAATACCAGCAACCGCGCCATGGCGGTCGGGGTGAGCCCGAGGGCGCGGCCAGCAGCGATTAGCTTGCCGTGCGCCTCAGGGCTCAACGATATTGCAATGTTTCGTTTCTCCATGCTTAATTTTTAGCATGAAAAACTTACGAATTGCAATGGTTTTGTATATTAAAACAGTTTAACCCTACTGCCCCAGCGCCGCCTCAGCCAACGCCTTCCGCTTGGCCTCAATCGCTGCCATCTGTTGCCGCAGCGCGAGGATGTCGGCTTGAAGAGCCTTGCTCGGGAACTGCTGCGCCAGCGACAACGCCGAGTTCACGACCATGTGCTTCAGCGCGTCGGCAACTGAGTCGTACTTCGGTTTGCACTCCTGCCCGGCAGGCTTCCCCGGCTTCGTCACGTTGCCCTCGGCGTCCGTCTCGGCGGGGATCTCGGCCACTGTGCGGCATTCGGTCTGTGTCGCCATCCATAGGCTAACTGTCTCGATTCCCGCCGCAGCGGGTGGGCCGCTGATCGACTCGACGAGCTTGGTGCCGTTGGCGAGGGGGATGG